AGAATAATTCTCATTATCAACTATGCCTTTCCCTACTACTGGCTCCAATACTGAGCTACAAGCTGTTAATCAGATCCTGGCGTCAGTTGGTCAGGCTCCTGTTACTACGTTGACAACTGAAGAGACACTTGTAATTAATGAAGTCAGTCGATTTACTGGCTCTATTTCTGGTACTACTCTAACTACTACTACTGCAGGTATTCCTGTTGGTACTTACATTGGAGGTACTGGAGTCACTAGCGGTACATCTATTGCTACAGCTGGTGTTGAAGTCGTACCAGCTACAGACCCTGTAACGTATGAATACACTGTGAATATCTCACAGACTGTATCAGAAGGTACGCTAATCCAATCGACTGTTACAAGTAGACTTGAAACCCCAACCAACCCGGACGTTGCGATTGTACTCAATACTCTCCGAGAAGTGTCACGTGAAGTGCAGTCAGAAGGCTGGACATTCAATAAAGAGTATGATTACCCAATCACACCTGATGAGAACAACGAAGTACAAGTTCCCAACAACGTACTTCAAATAGATTTAAACCAGAACTACCCAATTAATATGGATCGTGATGCTGTAAATCGTGGAGGTAAACTCTATGATCGTACAGCACATTCATACATTTGGGATGATGAAACCTTGTACGTTGATATTACTTGGTACTTTGATTGGGAGAATATTCCAACTCCCATCCAGGCATTCATTGTAGCACGTGCTGCTGCTATTGTCTCTAGTCGTATTATTGGGGACGGCAATCAGTACCAAATGCTTCAACAAAAGGAAGCCTTTGCAAGAGCTATGGCACTTGAATATGAGTGCAATCAAGGTGATTACACTTACTTTGGTAGTCCTCAAGGTCAGAACTTCTATAAAAGTTATCAACCTTATCACACGCTGTATCGCTAATGCCTGCTGTAACCCAACTAACACCTAACTTCCTAGGTGGTGTCTCACAACAGAATGATGATAAAAAATTAAACGGTCAACTTACTGAGTGCATCAACGGTTACCCAGACCCTACCTTTGGTCTTTTGAAAAGGACTGGGATGAGATTCACCAGTGCCCTTAAGAAACCTGATGGTTCATTCTTTAGTAAAGCTGAACTTGAAGATGCAGCTTGGTTTTACATCGAACGTGATGTAGCTGGATCATACATTGGTGCTATTAAAGATGATAACATTTATGTTTGGGTAGCTTCAACTGGTGAGTGGTGTACTGTTATCAATAACGGTAGGAGTTACCTAACTGGTACTGGACAAAATGATTACCACTTCCGTAGTGTTCAAGATACCACAATCGTTACCAACAGGACTGTAACGACTGCTATGCTTCCTGCAGGTACCTATACTGAGGATACTGTAGGTACAGTTGTGCTGAGTGTATTGACACCAGATTTTGAGTATTCAGTTACGATCCAAGGGGTTAAATTTGATGCTACCCCTCAAGCATCTACCACCTTTGATCAAACGTTGGTTTACACGTCTTCAGATGTTAACACTAACCACCACCTGATTGATGCTGTAAGGGCTGGTATCTTAGCTCAACAAAGTGCAAGTAACCCTGACTTTGATGGGAAGTGGTATCTTGAAAGTTACACCAATAGTATTGTCATCAGACGTACTAGTGGTACTAATGAGGTAATCCTTGATTACTCAACACCTAGTGGTAGTCCGATTCCATTCACTCTTACTGCTAAAGGTGGTATTACCAACGACTCTCTTTATGCCTTCCAAGATTCTATCGAAGATGTAACACGTCTCCCTACGGAATCCTTTGAAGGGCACCAAGTTAAGGTACTGAATAGTACAGTAGCTGAAGATGATTTCCATCTAAAGTTTGAAGCCTACGATAATGTTAATGGTCGTGGTGTGTGGGAAGAATCAAGGGCACGTGATACTTCACCAGGATTAGATAGTACAACGATGCCTTATAGGCTTATTCGTACAGGTGCTACTGCTTTTGAGTTCCAACCTGTTGAGTGGTCTGAACGTCTTACTGGAGATGATGTTACAAGTCCTTTACCTGCTTTTGTTGGGTTTACCATTAACTCTACATTCTTCTACAGTAATAGGTTTGGTATCCTATCAGAAGATAACATCATTATGAGTAGAGCTAATGATGTCTATAACTTCTTTGTTAAATCAGCTCTTACTCAAGTAGACTCCGATCCTATTGATTTGAATGTTGCTAGCATCAGACCTGCTACGTTGTTTGACGTTCTACCATCTCCACAAGGTTTGCTTGTCTTTAGTGATCGACAACAGTTTCAAGTCTTTACAACAGATGGTAGTGTATTAACTCCATCCTCAGCTATTGTTAGAGCCATCTCTAACTATGAAATGGATGCTAATATCCCACCTGCTGATGTCGGTACAACGGCTGCTTTTGTAAGTCAAGTATCAGGTTACAGTAAGTTGTTTACGTTGCAACTGCGGGATGTTGAGCAGAATCCAATTGTTATTGATATTAGCAAAGCAGTACTTGAATGGATTCCTGCTACGATCAATGATCTAGCTGTTAGCCCGCAGAACTCTGTGATCATGTTGGTCGATAGGGGTTCATCTTACCTTTACCTGTTTAGGTACTACAACAACGGTGAGAAAGATATCTTCCAAGCGTGGACTAAATGGCAATTACCTGGTACTATCCAGACTGCTAAGATTATCAATGACTCTATCATCATTGTATCACAACATGAGGATGAGTATACTATTGGTTCCATCACCCTTGATGAAATCCCCTCAGGAGAGGTTACAGCAGCTTCTAGTAGCGTAGAGGGTAATCCATGCCTAGATATGTTTACACGCCCCGTCTCGCCTGCTGTAGGTGTCGATGCGGTGGTGTATGATGCAGTGAATGATGTAACTAAGATCTATGTACCGTTCACACCATTCCAACAACGTGAAGCAGCGATGCTCCTCACTAAACCAGAAGCTGATTTAGATGATGCTGTTGCTTTGGTTGACGCTGATGCTGGTTACTGGGCAGCTGCTACAGAACGTACAGAGATTGGCACAGGTTATCGATACTTTGAAGTAAAAGGTAACTTCTTGCCTTATGCTGACGGTATCGTTGTAGGGTATAACTATACGTTTGATGTAACCTTGCCTAAGTTCTACTTTAGACGTGATCAAACTACTACTGATTTTACTGCAACGTTAACTATTTCTAGGGTTAAATTCTCGGTGGGTAGGACAGGTGCTATACGGTTCCAACTGCGACCAACAGGTTCTACTGAATGGTTTGATGTACAACACGTAGCAGATGCTGATTATTACACTGCTGACAGTAATCCTGTTAAACCTGAACGTGTGTTTACTATTCCCGTCCACCAACGTAATACTAATTTTGAACTAAAAGTGACAAGTAACTTACCGTATCCTGTGTCGTTGGTGTCTATGATGTGGGAAGGAAATTATTCACCTCGTTTCTATAGGAGGACTTAAGGATGGCATTCCCTGTCGCTGCTGTAATTGGAGGTGCCCTTTCCATTGGTCAGGGGATCTTTGGAGCCAGCCAAGCCTCCAGCTCTAATGCTAGAGCAAAGCGTGCTGCTGAAGCTGCTGAAAGGAAAGCAAAGAAAATTGCTAAAAATGTAAACGAATATAATCTACGTGCTTTTGAAGTAGATCAACAAAACTACTTCAACCAACGGGATTATGAATTCCAAATAGCTACTCAAAATTGGGAACGCGGTAAGGAGATCCAGGATTTTGAGTTCAGTCAATTGATGCGGCAATATGCCAAGTCTGTTGGGATCTATGAACAACAGCTAACGTTTAACGACTTAGCTGCTGAAACTGCATACGCTAACGAAAGCGCTGCTTTAGCTGGTCTTTTTACACAGCAAGCTTTTGCACGTGAAGATCAGATGATGGGTCTTCAAAGGGCGTTGACTGAGATTTCATTGAATCGCAGGACAACTGACCTTGAGATGCAAAGTGTCCGCAATAAGGGTACTTTTGGTATTACAGCAATCCAAGAAAACCTTAAAGAATACACTAAGCAAACTGACTTCAAAAAGCAAAGTGCTCTTGTAGATGCCCTCCAAGCTCAAGGTAAGAACGAATTACGTCAGGCTGGTGGTTCAGCACGTAAAGGTGCTCAATCCACGATGGCTGGCTTCTACCGTGGCATGACTGAACTATCCTCTGCTTTGTCTGGCAAGCAACGACAAGCTGCTTTGCAAGTTGCTGAACTTGGTCTTGAGACTTCACTACTTACTAAGAAGCTAGAAATCCAAGCTGAAAGCCTGGATAACGCAGCGATGAGTGCTATTGCTGATGCTCAATTTAACATGCGTGTTCTTGATGCGGACATTGCTAGTGCTGTCGCTCAATCTGAACGTAACATGCAGCAGATCAGCCTACAGAAGTATGGGGCTGATTTGAATGCAGCTGCTAACTTGATGATTAAACCCGAGCAACTTCCGTATGCTCCTGCCCCTACACTGGCTCCTGAGCGTGTCTTCATTGAACCAATGAAAGTTCGTCCTGGTGCTGTGGCACAACCTGTCCAACAGAATGTTTGGGGACCGCTGATTAGTGGTGTTACTCAAGGTATTAGTTCTGGTATTTCTATCTATACAGATATGTATAAGAACCAAGGACAAAACACTTTAGGTAGCATATTTGGTAGTAATAATTTCCCCAGCTCAGTACCTTCTTATTTAAACACTCCGGTGTTCGGAACTAATGGCTAGACTAACACACAACCCAACACGACCTGACTCTAGTTTCCGTCCTCTCCAACTGAGTACAGCTGAGATCACTCGGATGCGGGAAGAGACAGCCCGTATTGTCGATAATATGGAGAGGAATCGTCAGGCTGAGTTGCAACAAGGTCTGACCAATCTAAAGGCTTTACGAGATAATGCTGAGTATCAACGACAGCAAGAGCAACGTAACTTTGAGATTCAACAGCAGAATCTAAAAGCTGAACAGCTTGAGGAACAACTTAAAGCTCAAACCGAACAAAACCAAGCTAGGGTTAATCAAGAGGCTGCTCAACAAATCTTTGGCAGTCTGGCTGGTCTCAGTCAAACCGCAGCTAAAGCTACACAAGAGATTGCACTAACCAACGAAAAGCGAGAGATTTATGCTTCATACATCTCTGCTGCAGTAAACCCTGATTATACCAAAGAGACTTGGTATAAGGATAATGAGGCTAAACTGCTACAAAGTGGTGAGCTTTACAATGCAGCTGTTACTGAACAAGAGGCGACAGGTACTGCTGATCCCTTGTCCAGTGCAAAGGCTAAGATCGGGAACCCTGCACTTACGCACTTCTCCAATAAAGGTAACGCTACCTTTGTACTCACCAATCAATACTCTATAGCACTTGACGCAGTAATCAACTCTGGTATTACTGTTCGCTATAAGGGGCAAGAGGTTCCTATTTCTCAAGCTCAGCGTAACCCAGAAATCATGGGTATTGCTGGTACGTTTGCATTGAGGACACTACTTCAAAAGGCTAATCTTGTTGGTCTTGATGATCAATTCTTGATGCCTGGTTTGAAGGCAGCTAATGAGCACCTTCTTTCACGACAAGCACAGGCTTCTAAACTCCAACGAGAGGACATCAACTTCCAGAATGAAGATTTGATTCTGGGTACTATTCGGAACAATGTTGATGGCTTGAATACGTATGGTCCTACAGGTTTCCGCCAGTTAGCCGCTCTACCTCACCTTGGTTATGCTGGAGCACTTGATAAGTATGCGGGGTTCTCGGTTGAGCGTGATAGCGACGGTAACTTCCGTTACTCCATGGATGACCTTGGTAACTTGGACCTCAAAGGTAATGGTAAAACTTTCAAAGAAGAGTGGCCAAATCGTTGGACTGCTATGCAGGAGGCTCGTACTAAGTCACAGATTGAGTATGAGCGTCGTGAGCTTACCCTAGACAACATTGAGTTTGCTAAAGATACAAAGCGTATCATGGGCGGTCTTATTGCAGAGCCAACTCAAGCAAATGCGGATGCAGCTGTCAAGTACTTTGTTGAGAATCATGATGGTAGAGTACCACCAGAAGTCATTAAATTCCAATCTTCTCATACAACTGAAGCAATTCAAAAGATTGAAGCAGTTAAGAAGCTAGAAGCTATCCCTGATGGTCTTGTCACAAGGGAAGCTGTAGATGCTGCCTTTGCGTTGGATCCTAATGTTGGTAAGGTAATGGCTCAACGTTACCAAGCCCAGGAAGCACGGTACAACAGTGGTATCTACAAGGAGACTGCTGAAGCCTTTAAGGCTACTGCTAATGGTGTTACATCCTTTGGTACCAACAAACCAAACACACCTTCTAGTGTCTTCCTTCAAGAACGTATGCGGGCTGAGTACCGTAAGCGTGTGGATCAAGCTGTAGCTGGTGGTATGCCATTTGATCAAGCTGCAACAACTGTTGGTCAAGCTTTGGATGCTGAGGTAAAAGCAGGTGCACGAGATCCTAATAGCCAGTGGTTCCGTAAACCAGATGCTCCTGGTGGTTCTGCTCAATTCCCTAATCTTAACAAAGGTAGTCTTTCCGCTTTAGAAAGGGCTAACCGGCGTTATACGGAGCTAAAGCAGAACATCCGTAATAATGGTTTGGAGAAAACAATCTCCACAAAGAATGCCATTATTACAGCGGAAGAAGCTCCAGCTATTATTGAAGGTTACGGTAAACCTGGATTCACTATCCCTCAAGACGTACTTGCTGTTGCTGGTATGTCTAATGGGTTGGACCCAATGGTTATTATTAACCGTCAATTCCAAGCACTTGGTCTTCCACCTCTTCAACCTCCCCCGTCTTTGGCTAGTACAGGCTCTGGTGTTAGTCCTACTTTCCAGAGGCTACTTTATAAGAACCCAAGTCCTGAGCGTTCGACACGTGCTCTTGGTACGGCTAATACTTTCAACCCAAGTATTATCCCCAATAACATGGGTCCTATGATCCAACAGGCGGCACAAGCTACTGGTGTTAATCCTTCATTCATTGCTGCTTTGGCGGAGATTGAGAGTGGTTTTAATCCTAACATCCCCAGCTATAATGGGTCGTCATTTGGTGTGATGCAGATCAACCGAGCTGCCCATCCGCAATTCTTTGCTCAACAAAACTGGAGAGATCCTCAAGCTAATATCAATTACGGTGCTCAATACTACTCAGGTCTTTTGAATAAGTATAAGGATCCTGTAGCAGCTGCTATGGCATATAACGCAGGTCCAGGTAACTATGATGCTTACCTCCGTGGTGAGCTTCCTGATGGACCAATAAAGACTGAGATGTTGAACCACGGTAAGAAGTTCGCTAAGGCAATGTATAAGTACGGTGGTGGCGCACAAGCCCTTAACCGTCCTGAGATGATGCGTTCTGGTTCTCCAATGGAGCAGGCTTCGTTGCAAACTACCCCGATGCGTCCACTCCAATCTTTTGCACCTAACGTATCTTCGGTTACCTTTGACACTGGTCAACCTGGATTGGATCTTTTCTTTGAGGACAAGCAATTCCCAGCTGTTCTTTCAGGTGTTGTAAAAGATATTAGCTTCCAAGGTGGTCCAGGTAAGGGTTACGGTAACTACGTTGTTATCGAATCTATTGACCCGGCGACTAATGAAAAAGTAGATGTCCTTTACGCGCACCTTGCTAGTAAGCCTAATCTACGCCCAGGTCAAATGGTGAGAACTGGTCAAATTATTGGTCAGCAGGGTGGCACTGGTAGAGTTGTCAGTGCAGACGGAACCATTGCTTCTATTGACTTCCTACGTCCAGCCCCACGGGGTAGTAAGGATATGACTCCTTACGCTTATTATGATTCACTGCGTCGTCGAATTGCTAGTCAATTTCAATCTTAACTAACTAACTATGGAATACGATCCTACAGAGATGTTTAGGGTTGATCCAGGTGAGATGGAACTATCTGCGGAAGCACAAGCCCAGATGGAACTTGAGCGGCAAGCTGAAGAGGCTGCTGCTCAAG